AGCTAAACAAGGTGGCAGCATAGGTAATAAATTTGTTGCTTCAATTTATGGAGGATGTAACTAATGGGACAATTTGTAGGTAAAACAATTATAGAAGGTGGCCAAGGCAGAACCGGAAAGAAATATGATTTAAATAATATTGTAGGTAGACCAACCGGACAAGGTTATGGTGCAGCTAGAAAAGGACCTCAAGTACAAGGTACTATTGAAGCTCAAGTAAAAGAAGAATCTAAAATAGAAAATGCCTAAGAAAAAAAAGATTAAAGGTAAAGGCATGAAAGGCATGTCAATTAAGAGTGGAGATAAAAGACCTACCAAGTCAGGTGCAGGCATGACTGCTAAAGGTGTAGCTAAGTATAGAAAAAATAATCCTGGTAGTAAATTAAAAACTGCTGTTACAGGTAATGTAAAGAAAGGCAGTAAGGATGCTAAAAGAAGAAAGAGTTTTTGTGCTAGGTCTGCAGGACAAATGAAGAAGTTTCCTAAAGCAGCTAAGAATCCTAACTCAAGATTAAGACAAGCAAGACGTAGATGGAAATGTTAGTTGTCTTATTTAATTAGTAACATACCACATTTTAAATGTTGGGTAAGAAAAGAGTTTACACATAACCATCTAGATTATCATGGTGAAGTATTACATGGAATTGCTTTTGCAGTTAATACAATACCAGATAGATGTTTAAGTTTCCAAGTAATGTTTACTGGAATAGAAGATGAACCTAATGTTCATGGTGGTGCAATGTGGGCACGTATGCCAATCACAGCATTAATAGCTGATGAGATATTAGAAGAGATACCAGAAAGAATGGATACTCATTTAGCACAGCCTTGGGATTGTTCATCAAGAACACATACTGTAGTTAAGCTAGATTTATTAACAGCTAGTCCTTGGATGTGTAAGATAGATAATGAATTTTATAAAGCTCGTTATATGTTTACAGTTGATTTTACTGATAGTGATATAAGTGATTGTCCAGCACAACATAAACAAAATCATGTAATGCAATTAATTGATGCTGGTAAATGGACAGGTAATATAGTATCATTACCTAATAATAGAGTTAGAGTAACAAGTCCTGCTTTATGGGTAACTGGAGAAGGACCTCCAGATTTTATACCAAGTCAACATATACATGCAGCAGAGATACATGATAGTTATACTGACCCAGAAATAACTTTTAATAATTTATATAAGGAAACTAAAAATGCCAATAACAATAAGAGAGATGACGGAAAAAGAAAAAAAAGAAAATGAAAAAAGATTTCCAAAGAAAAAAAATAAAAAAGAAGAAAAACAAACAGGAGGAAAAGTTATGGCAGGAATGAAAAGTAAATATGGAGCTAAGATGGGTGGTACACCTATGAAGTCTAAGTATGCAGCTAAAGCTGGTGGCTTAGTTAAAAAGAAAAATGGTGGTAGTACTGCTAAGATGATTCCAGGTATGGCTAGACGTAATCAAGCAAGAAGACCATAATGGCAAAGCTTTGTCCAAAAGGTAAAGCAGCAGCAAAAAGAAAGTTTGATGTATATCCATCAGCATATGCTAATATGTATGCATCAGCAGTATGTTCTGGTAAAGTAAAACCAGGAGGTAAGAAGAAAAAGAAAACTACTAAGAAGAAAAGAAAAACTACTCGTAGGAAAAAAAAGTGACGATAACATCTGAACTAATTAATACAGTACATAATATACCTTGGATTGACGGTATACTTTATATTATACTTGGTTTAGGTACTTATGCAATATATAAATGGATTAAGAACAGATGAGCTTACGTAAATGGGTAGGAGAAAAATGGGTTGATATAGGAGCACCAAAGAAGAATGGTAAGTTTCAGCCATGTGGTAGAAAAAAAGCTAAAGGTAGTAAAAGAAAATATCCTAAATGTGTACCATTAGCAAAAGCACAAAAGATGACTGCAGGGCAAAGAAAGTCTGCAGTTAAAAGAAAAAGAGCTAAAGCACAAGGTGTAGGTGGTAAGCCAACATTTGTATCAACATTTAAAAAGAAGACAAAGAAAAAAACATAATCGTTTGGCTCGTAAGAGTTGGAAGTAGGGTAACTGAAGAAACGCACTAACTTTAATTAGGAGGTGTGTTATGACAAGACAACAAATGTATTGTTATTTAAAACAACAAAGGAAATTATGTCAAGAAAAAAAGGTAAAATTACTAAGCCAGACCCAGTAGTAGGCACAGGTAAAAAACCTAAAGGTTCTGGTAGAAGATTATACACAGACGAAAATCCAAAAGATACAGTATCTATAAAGTTTGCAACAGAAAAAGATGCAAGAGATACTGTAAATAAAGTAAAAAAAATTAGTAAACCTTTTGCTAGAAAAATACAGATATTAACTGTAGGAGAACAACGAGCTAGAGTTATGAATAAAAATAAGGTAGCTAGTATATTTAAAAAAGGTAAAGAGACTATTAGAAAACAACATAATAAAACAAAGATAGGCTAATGGCACAATCAGGAACTTATAATTTTAATTTAGATATAGATGAAGTAATTCAAGAAGCTATGGAAATGATTGGTGCTGAAGAGACACTAGGTCATGAGCCAGCTTCTGCTAGACGTTCAATTAACTTAATGTTAAATGATTGGCAGAACAGAGGTGTTTTACTTTGGAATACAGATACAACAACAGTAACAGTTGCTGCTAATACAACAACATATGATTTAGCTTCATCAGCTATAGATGCTTTAGTAGTAACATTTCAACCAAACAGTACATCAGCAGAAACTAAACTAGAAAGAAAATCATTTGAAGAATATCATATTCTTCCAAATAAATTTCAAGCAGGTAGGCCTACACAATATACTGTTAAAAGAAATTTAGCTAATCCTAAAATATTTTTGTACCCTGTGCCAGATGCTACTGGTCTTCTACAGGTAGAACTTATTCGTCAAGTCCAAGATACAAATAAATCATTCAGCCAAAATGCAGATGCCCCAGTAAGATTTTTACCTTGTCTTACTGCAGGGCTTGCATATTATATGGGATTAAAAAGACCAGGCATACCTAGTGAAAGATTAACATTATTAAAAGCAAATTATGAAGAACTTCTTTTAAGAGCAATGGAAGAAGATAAAGAACGAGCAAGTATATTTTTTAAACCTAAATTAAGAATTGTTTAATGGCTACTGAAAAAAGAGCAATAGGTATGTGTGATGAATGTGGTTTTGTTTATCCACAAAGAGTGATGAGATTAAGTAGTTATAACACTTTACGTTGTCCTACTTGTTTTGATGGCCGATATGATTTACATAATCATCCACAAAATAAAGCTCCAAATGTTAGTGAAGACCCTGTAATTAGAAATGCTAGACCAGATGATGGTGGTAGAAATGCAATATGGAATACAACACAATTAACATGGAATGACGACACAACACAAATAGGTAGGGATTGGGATTCAATATGAGTACACTAACAGGAAGACTAATAAACAACACGTATAAGCAGTTACTTAAAGTAGCTACTTCTGCGAATACAGGAATTACAGGAACATTAACAACAATACAAGATGGTGATGCCGGTAACACAGCATTACAATTAGCTACCAATGCTGCTCAAATAGATGGTACTTTATTTGTAGGACAAACCTTTGGAGTATCAGGTGATGCTTCTGTAGCAGGTGGTTTAGCAATAGCAAATAAAGTTTGTGCATCTGCATATTATGGTGATGGTTCTAATCTTACAGGATTAACATTTAGTGGTGATGTATCTGTATCTAGTTTAATAGTTACTAATAATGCAACCATAGGTGGTAATGTTACTATTGGTGGTAATATAATGGTATCTGGTGGTGAGATACAAGTTAAAAATGGTGGCACACAATCTAATATAAAACTATATTGTGAATCTGGTAATGCTCATTATGCAGCTTTACAAGCTCCACCTCATAGTTCTTTTAGTGGTAATATAACAATAACATTACCAACAAGTGCAGCAACATTAGTAGGAACATCTACTACAGATACATTAACAAATAAAACATTTGGTGATAAGGTAGATTTTAATAGTGATGTTTGTATTAGTGGTGATTCAGTTCTTGTTGGTAATGCAACTATAGGTGGTACATTATCTGTAGGTGGTGCTGTTAATATGTTAAGCACAGCAACTGTATCAGGCACAGCAGGTTTCTTAGGAGCTGTTAGAGTTTCAGGTAATGCCTCTGTAGGTGGTACATTAGATGTTGGAGGTAATGTAAGTATAGGAGGTAACGTAACTGTAAAAGGTGATGTACATGTTAGCTCTAAAGTATGTGCCTCTGCTTTCTATGGTGATGGTACAAATATTACAGGTATACCTATTACAGGTAATATTTCTGTATCTAATGCTATAGTAGGAGGTACATTAAGTGTATCAGGTGCTACACATTTAAAAAGTACATTATCTATAGCAGGAGCAGTTAATCTTGCAAGTACATTAACAGTAGCAAGTAATGCTTCAGTAGGAGGAACACTTTCTGTAGGAGGTGCAGTTAATTTATTAAGTACAGCTACAGTATCAGGAGCTACAGGATTTTTAACTACAGTTAGAGTATCAGGTAATACAAGTATTGGTGGCACATTAGATGTAGCAGGTAACGTATCATTAGGTGGTAATGTTACAGTTAAAGGAGATGTTCATGTAAGTTCTAAAGTATGTGCTTCAGCTTTCTTTGGAGATGGTGCTAACTTAACAAATGTACCTGCAGTTATAACAGGCAACATATCTGTTAGTAATGCTACTATAGGTGGTAATTTATTTGTAGGTGGTACTGCTACTATTGTAGGTAATACTACTATGACAGCAAATCTAGGAGTAGGTGGTACATTAGATGTAGTAAGTAATACATCAATAGGTGGTACAGCTAAAATTACAGGAACAACAACAATAACTGGTAATTCAGGGTTCTTAGGAACAGTAAGAGTATCAGGAGCAACTTCATTAGCTAGTACATTAGATATTGCAGGTAATACATCAGTAGGTGGTACATTAAGTGTTACAGGTTATTCACATTTTAAAGATGATGTATCAGTAAGTGGTAATGCTATCGTTGGTGGCACAGTAAGTGTTGGTGGTGGTATTATTGATTTAAAGAATGGTGGTTCACAATCAGAACTTAGAATGTATTGTGAGTCAGGTAATGCACATTATGCTGCACTAAAAGCTCCACCACATTCAGCATTCTCTGGTAATATAGCTTTAGTAATGCCTGCAACTGCAGATACATTAGCAGGTATAGCAGCAACACAAACTTTTACTAATAAAACATTTGGAGATAAAGTAGAATTTGATGATGATGTATGTGTAAGTGGTAATAGTATTTTTGTAGGTAATGTTGCAATAGGTGGTACAACAACTATAACAGGTGCTGTATCTCTTGGTAGTACATTAGATGTTGCAGGTAATGCATCTGTATCTGGTAATTTAAATATAGGTGGTACTACAACTATAGCAGGTAATGCTTCTGTAGGTGGTACATTAACAGTAGGTGGTAAAGCAGAATTTGATGGAGATGTTTGTGTAAGTGGTAATTCACAATTAGTAGGAACACTTAAAGTAACAGGTGCTACTACTGTAACAGGTAATACAGGTTTCTTAGGTACAGTAAGAGTTAGTGGTGCAACAAGTTTAGAAGGTGCTTTAGTTGTAGGTGGTAAAACTGAACTAGATGGTGATGTATGTGTAAGT